GTGGGAATGTTGCTTCTTTACCAAACTCAGCATAGAACTGTTCTTTAGTAAAGTGTTTGTCGCGACAAACACTTTACTAAAGAACAGTTCTATGCTGAGTTTGGTAAAGAAGCAACATTCCCACAGGTATCTATAGATGGGTATCATGTTGGAGGATGTAAAGACACATTACATTATTTACAGAAGCACAAATTATTATGAATGATGTAGACGCCATTTGTGAATTCGTTGACACATTAATGGATGATTACTCAAAGACAAAAAAGAAAAGTAAGACTAATTTTTTTAAATACTTTGAGTCTGCCAAATTTGATAGGAAAACTATCAACGAATATGTATCCGATTATTCTTTCACTGTTACACAACAGATAAAGGAACTTGATGGTGCATTAACTGGAGATAAGAATCTTGCTGAGGCTTATGGACAATTTAATAAGTCTGAGTTGAGAGATTTTATCTCTATGTTACAGAAATTTTTAGAAGAAGCTAATAGATATAAAGATTATAAAAAAATTACACGTAGAAAAAAACATAAGACACCTGAACAACTTGTTAAGGGCTTGCATTTAATAGAGGAATCTGTTATCATAGAGGACGTTGAGTATGAGCCTGTTGACAAGACAAAGATTATAGATGCTACATCTATTTTCCTTGTTAATGTAAAAACAAAAGATCTTTTATTCTTATCAGGGAATAAACTCTCTTGCTCTGGTGCCAAGATTACTGGATACAATCCTAATATCTCTGGCGTAAAGAAACTCAAAAGGATAACAGAAAGTATTAATTCTGTTACAACATCCAACAAACTAGCATGTCAGACAATCTTCGAGAATCTTCCGAACAAAAGGAGACCGTCACCAAAGACAGTATCACCGAATTACATTCTTCTGAAGGTACTAGCGTAGGGATACCTGCAAAGTATCTAAATAAAAATGTAAAAGCAATGATGGGAGGTAGACTAAAGCCCAAACCGACTTATCTACTTCACTTTGATAGGATGATTTCTTTCTTTAGAAAACATTACCGAGTGGAGGTGAGAATTTCTACAAACGATAATTAAAGGAGGATGTCATGACAGAAGCAACTACACTGGTTTTTACCTGTCTGTTTTGTATAGGAGCAACAGTGATTGGATTTATGTTAGGATGGTTTGCTAATGCGTATTATGTTACACATCATCAGACTGAAGAATACATTCATCCAGAGTTCTTAGATAGTAATGGAAATTATTTAAATGAAGAACTGTTATCTGTCAGATTTGTTGATGAGGATGAACTTGAAGACGACTAATGTATTAATGGAGTTTTACAATGGCTGAATTACCAGTTGAAAAGATGTTAGTTTCTGAGATCTTTCAGAAAGTATCAAATGCAAAGACAAAGAAAGAGAAGATCGCATTACTTAAAAAGTATTCGACACCTGCTGTAAGGGCTCTTCTTATATGGAATTATGATGAATCTGTTATCAGTATGGTTCCCAGTGGCGAAGTACCATATAGAAAAAATGATTCTCCGCCTGGCACTGATCATACTATGTTATTTCATGAGTACAAGAAACTTTATCACTACGTAAAGGGTGGTAACGATGGTCTTAATAAAATAAAGAGAGAACAGATGTTTGTTCAGTTACTTGAAGCACTTCAAGAAGATGAAGCACAGGTTCTATGTATGGTTAAGGATAAGAAATTGGGTAAGAGATATAAGATTACTAAGGCTTGTATCTCAGAAGCGTTTCCAGAGATTCAGTGGGGTAATAGAAGCGGTAAATGAATATTCTTCATGAAGCATGTAATCCTGACATGGCACAGGATAAAAAACTACCATACAATGCATACTTAGTATGTTATATGGGAGAAGATCAAGTCATTAAACATGATATTGCCATGTCAGGTACGGCAACAGAACTCTTTGATACTTATTACGATAAGTACAAGAAAGGATTTCAATGGTTGAAACAAACTGAAGGTAGGGTAACACCTGCTTTATGGAAATCTAAAAATAAACCTGAACCACCTAAGAAAAAGGTAAGAAAAAAACGTGAACGTGAATGAATTATGACCGTAAAACTTGTTACTGTTACTCCTGATGCAGAGAAACTTATGGCATATGTTGCCAGAGTATCTAACCCATCTAATCAGGACAATGAAAAATTTGCTGGACTGTTGAAGTACTGTATTAACCATCAACATTGGTCAGTATTTGAACAGTCCTCTATGACATTAGAGATAGAAACTACACGTGCTATTGCAGCACAGATCTTACGTCATAGATCATTTACATATCAAGAATTTTCACAAAGGTATGCTTCTAGTACTAGTCTAGGTAAGATACCTACACCAGAATATCGTAGACAGGATACAAAGAATCGTCAGAATTCTACTGATGATTTAGATCCATTTCTAAAACAAACATTAGAGTTACAAACTCAAACTCTATTTGATTCTGCTACTGCATTGTATGAACAGATGCTGGCAGATGGTGTTGCTAAAGAGTGTGCTAGAATGGTACTACCACTTGCAACTCCAACAAGAATATACATGACTGGTTCATGTCGTTCATGGATCCACTATATTAATTTAAGATCAGCACATGGAACACAAAAAGAACACATGCTCATCGCAGAAGGATGTAGAGAAGTCTTTATCGAACAGTTCCCCACTGTCTCAGAGGCACTTGGGTGGTCAGTACAAACTGGAGATAAAAAACAGTGATGATATATGGTTACCTGTTAATCAATATCGCTTTTTGACATATGAAGACGCATGTGATATACTTGGTGAAGTAAAATCAGTTGATACTAATTCAATTGACATTAGAATTTCACCTGAATGTCAGATGTTATAGTCTAAATAACTTTACACAATCTTAACAATTATGCCAACATACCCAGTCATACATAAAGAAACTAAAGAGAAGAAAGAACTCTCCATGACAATGGTAGAGTATGATACTTGGAGAAAAGAAAATCCTGAGTGGGATAAAGATTGGCAAGCAGGACATGCTAAATCTATAAGTGAGGTTGGTGACTGGAGAAACAAAGTGCCAGGCGATCTTCAAACAAAGATCAATAGGATTAGAGATACAAATCCTGGCTCTAACATTAGGGGATTCTAAGTATGCCAAGAGCTAAAAAGACTACTGAGAATACTACATTTTCTAATGTAAAAGCTAAGAGACTCAGGAAAAAGAAACCAATTAATTCTGAGATGATGGTTGATATAAAACCATTAACACCATCTCAAGAAACAGTATTTGAATACTGGAATAATAAAAAGAATTTGTTTATGTATGGTGCTGCTGGTACTGGTAAGACCTTTGTAGCATTGTATCTTGCATTGAATGAAGTACTTAAGAATGATTCTCCATACGAAAAAGTTTATATTGTAAGGTCACTTGTATCTACAAGAGAGATTGGATTCTTGCCTGGCGACCATGAGGATAAATCATATCTATATCAAATACCATACACCAATATGGTAAGATATATGTTTGAGATGCCAGATGATAATTCTTTCGAGATGTTATATGGTAATCTTAAAGCACAAGAAACTATTTCTTTCTGGTCAACTTCATTCATAAGAGGTACTACTCTTGATCGTTCTATTGTTATAGTAGATGAATGTCAGAACCTTAATTTCCATGAGTTGGATTCTATTATTACTCGTGTTGGTGAAGATACTAGGATAATATTTTGTGGTGATGCCAATCAAACAGATTTAGTTAAGACTAATGAAAGGAATGGTATCCATAACTTTATGAATATCTTACGTCTTATGAATGAGTTTGGTATGGTAGAATTTGGTATAGAAGATATTGTACGATCAGGATTGATACGTAGTTATCTTTTAAATAAAATTGCTCTTGGTTTCTAATGTTTGAACATGTATCTATTGATTTACCAAAGAAGTTAAAACGTGTTGAGGTTGATGGTAAAAGATACTATGATGTATCAGGCCATAAGTTAGTTTCGGTTACTACTGTCACTAGTTTTCAAAGTGCTAAGAGTATTAAAGCATGGAGACAAAGGGTTGGTGCTGAAAAGGCAAATAAGATTACCAGACAGGCTACACGCCGTGGTACTGATACTCATACCCTTACAGAACACTTTCTTAAGAATGAAGATCTTCCAGAGGTTGATCCACTACCTAACTTACTCTTTACTATTTCTAAACCATATTTGAAAAATATAAATAGGATACATGCTCTAGAAGCACCCCTATATAGTCTTAAGTTAGGTATAGCAGGTACAGTTGATTGTATTGCAGAATACAATGGAGAACTTGCAGTAATAGATTTCAAGACTTCAAAGGAACCTAAACCTGAGAAGTGGATCCAAGGTTATTTTGTACAAACTGTTGCATACGCTTGCATGTTGTATGAGTTAACTGGTATAATAGTAAAGAAATTAGTAAT